AGTAATCTTTAACTCCGTGAAATCCAATTTTTAATAAATTATTCCCGTCTACTAATAGGGTTTTTGTCATTTCTGTATAATTACAGGGTTCTTACTCAACTTCTTCTTTTTCTGCCTTTAAATCAAAGTCACCATCAACACCGATGATTTCTTTCCAATACTCAGCATAATCTTTTTTGTATTGTTCAATAGATGTTTTTTCTTCAGACGCTTCTTTACCGGGTAAAAATCCATGTGGTGTTACTATGATTTTACCATCTTCAAAACCAAGTCCATTAATGTGATTTTTCATAACTGACACCTTTGTTCTTGAAGCAAACTTAACAGTTCTTTTGTCTTTAGTTGCCGTAATCTTTGTGGTTCCAGCACCTTTCTGATTTCCAAATAAGAAAACTAATGATGAGTTTAACCAAATAGCTTCACCGCCTTTCGCTTTAATTTTTGGTTGACCAAATGGATTGTCAGGTAATTCCACCCAAGGTTGATTTACGATAATTAAAGTATTTTCATATTTAGAATCCGCTTTACGAGATCCTGATATTCTTTGGTTTATTCCCATACCAATCTTATCGGCTAAAACACTTGCATTGTGTTGTTTACCTCCCTTACCTTCATAAGTCATCTTACAAGGAACTGATCCAACAGAATCCCACATAATACATAGTGAATAATCTAAATCGCCCTTTTCTTGTGCATCTAACAAATCATTAATGTAATCTGTAATTTGTTCAATGTAATCAAAGTTATTATTAAAGATATAAAAACCATCCCACTCTAATTCGCCCGTTTCTGTATCAACAACTTCCTCACATTCAAAACCCATTAGTTTAGCGTGTTCAAAAGACCATTTTTGTTCTGTAATAATGAATACGGGAAGTACCCCTTTCTTTTGGGCATCAACCGCCGTTTTAACTAGTGCGGTTGTTTTTCCTGTATCACTATGACCTAAAAACATATTTATATGACCCATCGCAGGCCCCGGTAAACCAACAGCATCTAAGAAAGGTTCACCTAAATCAAAAAACCTTTGTGGTTTATATTTTGCAGATGTAGAAAACTTTTTCTTTAGTGAACTAAAGTCATTCTTTTTAATTGCCATTTTCTTGTTCTTTTTGTTCGTTTAAAATTTTTAACATTTCTTCAGTGATTTCAAACTTATCATCTATTTTAACATTGTATTTATAAACAGTTTCCAACATTTCAAGTTTATCTTTTGCGTTTGTCATCTTTTCAACAAACTTATCCATTTCTTCTAAATGTTGTGGGTGATCACCAATACCTACGGAATTGTTTAGATATACTAAAAGTGTTGCCTCAGATTCAGCCATTTCTGACCTATATTTCAAGGTCAGGGCTTCATACATTTTTTGTGCTATTTTATTCATATATTAATTTTTTAAAAAGGTAATTCTTCAGATGGTTCATCATTTGCTTGTGGATCGACTATAGGTGTTTCTTCTTTTTGTGTTCCACCACCTAATGAAATCTCAGCCTCTTCACCATATACATATTTTTTAAGTTCAGAGTTCCAAATTGGTGTTTCACCTACGGCAACCGCTTCTAAATATTCAACAGGTTTTTTAGAATAAACGTCCTTCCAAGTTAATTCGTCTTGTAACCATCCTTCCATAATTTCTTTGTCAGTATGTAATGGTGCAGGATCATCATACATAATAGTTTGAACAACCGTATATTCTTTACCTTGTGGGGTTTTTGCTTTAATTAATTCAATAATTAAGTCTCTACCTTTTTCTGAATCGGTCACATCACCTTTTGCTTTCCAAATAGGAAGAATTTTATCTAATACTCCCTCTTGTTTGTAGTTGTGTTTAAATCTCCAAAACTTAACTCCGTCTTGTTCGTTATCTCTATCAATAACTTTTACAATATAAAATAAACGTGAACGGTATTGAGATGCTAATTCTTTATCTTCTTTTTTACCTGTAGAAATTAGTTCATTATAAACTTCAGTAAGTGGTGATCTTTCGTTGTCGTTTTTATCAGGGTCATACAACTTAACCCACTGACCATTTACTTGAATTTCATGATACCAAACTTCAACAAATGGTGAAGACCCATCTTTTGTAGGTAATACTCTGATTCTTTTTTGTGCAGATTTTTCATTTTTTTGAAGAATGGCTGAAAAATATCTTTTCATTCTGTCTTCTTGTGAGATGTTTTGTCTCGGTGAACTACTTGGTGTTGAGTTCTTTTCGTACTGTGCTAGTACCGCATCGATTGAATTTGCCATAGATTTTTGTTTTTAAATTTTAACTCTTTTATCTACAACAAATATAAGTGAATTTGATAGAATGTCAAATAAAAAAGGGACCTTGTGAGTCCCTTATATTTTTACATTTCTTCTTCTTGGTCAAACCTATTAAACGTTTTTTTAATTTCGTTTGGTGAAAAGTTTTCAACTTCGTCTGAAGTTAGTATATATTCATTTTTTCCTGTTTTTTCCATATCTACTTTTTTATCATCAAAAAAGTCTGTAAGTTTTTGGTTATATGGATAAGAGTCCAAAGATCTAAGTTCTAATTTTTCTTCAGGTGTTTTTTCTCTATATCTATCAAACTTAGTTTCTAACGAATTTATTTTATCCATAATAGAATCCATGTTTTCTAATTTAGATTGTAGGTCATCCAATCTTTTAAACATATCTTCCATAAAACCATCTTGTTTATCTTTCATTTCTTGTTGTGATGTTACTAAATCAGTAATATCGATTTCTTCCGTATCTTCTTCACCTTCTTTATCTTCATCACCGACTTCCTCAACATCTGGATCATTGGCAACATCAACAGGTTCAGGAACAGTTTCTGCCCCCGCATCAGGTGCAGCTCCAGCATCAGGTGCTGGTGGTGTACCTCCTTCAGGTGCCGGTGGTGCTCCCGCATCTCCTCCTTCAGGTGCCGGTGGTACTTCGCCCAAATCACCTTCTACTGGTGGTGCAGCAGGTTCTTGTTCACTTAAAACATATTTTGTAATGTCGTTAAAACGTCTTAATTCTGCAAGTATTTTTTTGTCCAAACTCATTTTTTGTTTTTTTATCCGTTTAATAATGTTTTAACTCCTTGTGGTGTTTCAACTTTTAATGTTTTATTAGTTTTCATGGTATTATCAAATCTTTCAATTAAACCATCTTTCATTCTAATAGTATAACACTCACCTGTATCTAAATCACAAACTTGTTTGTGTCCTCCATCAATTTGTTTTTCCGTTATCTTAGTGTCTTTTCTAAGATAATCATCTAATAGTTTTTTAACGTTCATAGTATTATAATTTATATATAAATATATCGATGTAGTAAAAAATTAAGGGAATAGTAATTGAGCTACCCCTGCATTCAATAAATACCCATCATATGCTTGTTGTGGAAAACTTTGTTGACTTAAATTAAGTTGCGTTACTTGGATAATTTCATTTGCCGTTTTTGATGGAGGACCAAAAGCTAATAATGTATCCCAAGTGGTAAAAATAATTTGTGCAATTGTTTTTCTTTCAGCTTCCAATACAGTTTCGTTTATACCTCGATTTAAAGTATTAAGTTCAGTAAACATAGGTGTAAATGGGTTATAATAGTTTTTAATTATATTTAATGATTCTGTTATTGTATCAAATGAGAACAGAGGTGTTGATCCATATCCATTATCAAAACAAACTAAATTTTTAAATGATGGGTTTGTTGGCCATTCATTTGTTGCGCTTATACCAAAAGGGTTATTATTTAATATTTGTAATTTTTCAACACTTAATAAATTTACATCTCTAGTTACTATTAAAGTATATATAAACCTTTTTAAAGTTTTATTTGTAGGAAAATTAGTGTTAATTAATCCAACTAATTCAGAATCTGTTTTTTCAACTCTTTCAATATTAACATATGGTAAAGTATTATATTTAGCATTTGTTGCTAATTTACATTGTTGGTCTGATGGTAACGTATTACTTTCTTGTTTTGCCGCATTTTCTGGATCTAAAATTGTCGGTGCGTTTTGATCAACAACCGAATCACTACCTTTTTTCAAAATATCCGCTTTAAAATTATCTAAATAATTAGCCTGAATGAAAGTTGCTAGGCTATCGGCCTTAGGTAATGCATATTTTGGCATTCTTGAGCCATCAAATGTTGTGGTAAACTTATCATCTGTAATCACATGTTTAACTTTAAAAATATAGTAAGGACCATAAAATAAAGGTACGTGTCTTAAATTGAAATACATTAGGGGTTGGATCATAACATTACCTAAAGATTCTACGGTACAGGCATAACTCATTGATTTATATAGACTATAGAGTGATGTTGTTTGTTGTGCAATCTTATCTCCATTTACACCATTAGCTAACTGGTCATTAACCAAAAATGTTGCGTTTGTTGGTTTTTTATCATTCATACTCACATTAATACTTGTGAACATGTTTTGATTTCTTATTCCAAAATCAACATTAAACGCAACAACTTTATTTGATAACGATATGTTTTGTTTATCTGTTTCAATTCTTATTGGGTTAGTTGTTGGGTTTCTTAAATCAAAGCTGTCGTCAGCATAAAGAACAAACTCATTGTTTTTCATATCAGGTCTTTCGGCTTCTTTACCAACATAAACACAAATAAATTTAGGTCTAGAATCTAAATAATTTACATTAGTCCACGTACCAAATAATGAATTTGGTAAATCTAAATTTTGTGGATTTGGTTTTTTAGTTGGGTTATTAACTCCATAAAAATTTATATATGCCGGCATAGAGAAGAATAATAAATCTCCGGCTGCCTTTAAGATTTCTCCTATAACTAAAAGTATATCGGTTGCCGGATCAGTATTATTTAAAATATTTTTTACTTTTAAAATATCAACTTGCAGTTCGTCACCAATATCATGATTCGCCGTATCGTGAAATAAAAAGTCTTCAAAAATTGTTCTTGTTGTTAAATCACTTCCTGCAATCCATTTATCGTTGAATGCTTGAAAGGTATTATATAAACTTAACTTTGTTATGTTTCCGTCTAAAGTTGATTTTGTATTTTTGTTTGCCGCAACTACTGTTGGTAAATTAGCATTCAAATAAGAAAAGACCTCAACTACACTATTATCTAATATTTTGTTTCTATCTAATAAAAATGTTTCAAGGTCAGATATGAAAGTATTTTTATTATATGTTTGTCCCGCCAATAACTTTTTACCTTTTTGTGTTGCATAAATTTTTATTAATTTTGCAAAGTTTTTAACGTTATCAACATTAAATTCTATATCTAAATCAACAAAAAAATCAGTTATGGTAGATCCGGAATCTGTGTATTCTAAATAATTTAGTTCGGGATAATAACTAGAAAACCCATAATAATTACCAACATAAACTCTTAACGCCGTCCACGCATCTTTGGCTTGAAGACTTTGACTATAACTATTAATAACATTATAATTAGATCCCGCATGAGGCAATCTAGGTCCGTTACTATAACCACTACCCGATGGTATAATAGGATCTATTGGTTTTAATACTGAGTTATTTGTGAAACTACCGAATAGTTTTCTGTCAAATTCTCCTGAGTTTCCAATTTTTAAAATTAAATCATAACTTAAAAATTCTTTAATTGATTGAGTCAAATTATATATTTGTTTTTGACCTAAAATTCCAGCATCATTATTTTGCTGACCGGTTAACGTAACCTCACTTTCTTTAATTGTGAATAAATCTTTTAAAACAGATTTTAAACTTTTAAATTTTGAATTTTTAACTCTTTCTACTGTTGTTTCTTTTTGAATTAAGTTAGTGTTTGTTGAAACTAAATTAGGATTACAAAAATCTAAAAATAAACTTTCAAACTCATCTAACATTTCTTTTTTGAATACTGAAAAAATTTCATAAAGAACATAACTATTTGATACGTTAAATATTTCCTGTTGGTATCCAGGAGTATCAACGGCTTCAAAATCAAAATAACCCAACTGTGGTGCCCCCCAAATACTTCTAACGGTACCATTATAAATTGCAGAATTATTTTTTACTTCTAACTTTAGTGTTCCATTTACACTAAAACATTCAAAGTTTGCCTGATTTATTGGTATACCACCGCAAGATGGTATTAACATATAAACTTTATTGTCTTTGTCTATTTTTGGATTTTTATCAAATGTTAAATATTGAAAATATGAGCTATTTTTTATTTTTCTACTTAAATTATTAGAATCTCCACTTAATGCCATGTCAAAATTAGCATTAGTATTTGTTCCCATTTTTAATATACCTTTGGATCCATTTTTTTCAAACCCTTTTAAAATTGTTGTCGCAGAATAATCATCAAATAATTCTTCACCAGCAAAATAATAATGAAAATCATTTATTAAATTAGGGTAAAATCCATAATTATAAATTTCATGATTAGTTGTTGGGTCTTGTGTATATGCTTGAAAACTAGTATCATTTCCATCATAACTTTTTACTTTATATTCTTTAGATAAAGAAGAATTTAAAGTATCATATTGAAAATCGTATTGAAAATTATTAAAAGTATCGAATAAAATATCATCACTTTTTTCTAAAACTGATTTATATCTATGCCAAAATGAACCTAGTTTTAATAAATACGCGTAAGGTATTTGATGAATTGCCGAATATTTTCTTATTGTGTCATGAAAATTACATAACTCATCTCCTGTTTCAAAATCAAAAAGTTTAGCCTCTCCCATTTCACCTATTGGTAATGAATTTATAAAAATGTAACCTAAAGCTGCGTATGGGTTTGATTCGTTATTTTTTTCTTTATTTACGCCAATTTGAAGTGCGTTAACAAAATATGGCGTATTTAAATAAGATGATGATTGAGTATCTGATACATTACCAGAATATATACTACTATAATATTGTAACTTTTTTTCAGTAACAACATATTTTTTATCATCTGCAGTGTAGAAAGTTTTTAATGAATTTAAATCATTAATTGTTGTTAAATTATCTCTTGTTAAAATTTTAAGATTTTTGTTATCATATTGTTGTTTTGCGGATGGAATTAGTAATGAAATATTTTTTTGAACCTCAGACTCGCTAAGTCTTGCAATTGTTTTTTTATCATCTAAAAAAAACATTACTTTATCTGTCGCATCAAGTTTTTGGTTACATGGCCAAGTGTCTAAAAAATTGGTTTCTTTATTTTGACTACTTTTTAAGTACTTATCAAAATTACCAATTAATGGGACTGTGTTATCTAAACTAATAGATCCTCCGGCAATAGTACCTATTGAGTAGATTCCGTAATCTTTTTTTATTAAATCATTCACTTCAGTTGTTACATAAAGATCTCTCTCAACTGAAGCATAAAAACCGGCATTAATGTTTTTTAAATAATCTTTTAATTTTTGTAAATTAAATTTTGAGATTTTTAATTTTTCACTTAATGATAAACTATCTTCAGCACCTGTTATAATATTTTTGGCTTCTAGATCTGATAAAAACTTATCTACTTGAAAAGAACTAAAATTACCTCTAAATAAATTTGTATAATTTGTTAGAACATAAAGTCTTTCAAAAATTTCATAAAAAAAGTTTGTATCTGATATGTTTTGATATGGTAACGCATCAAATGGAAACTCTAAAGTATTACATGACCCAAATGATACTGAATTACTATTACTTTGGTTTGCGATCTTTTTGTTTGTTTGGGATCTTTTAGTTTGTGCATTTATGTAGTCTTCTAAAAATGCGACTTCTGGCCAAGTAGTATAATCATAAGCATTTGTAAAATTACTATATTTTGGGTCACCGACATAATTCAGTGTATATTTTTCTCTTCCACTTTTATCGTTTGGGTCTTTTTCTTTTGTGAAATAAGTTGGCCAAGGATATACAATGTTAACATCTGTTAATTTTCCATTAACCACATTTTTAGAATCTATTCCAAAATTTTTATCAGCAGGTATTATGCTTTGGAGTCTTTTAGGGTTAGTCCTTTGATTCCAAGATGCGGTATGTGTTTTGTCCATTAATCTATAGAAGGTATCAACACCCGCCATTAAAATTGCAAAAATATTCCTTATTGTTGGTGTAAATCCTAAACCTCCTGTTTTATCTGTTATCTTTTTTGCTAAATCTTCTGTAAATTGTTTTTCTATTTGCTCTTCTCTAATTTTTAATTTTTTTAATGCCTCATCGATTTCAAATAAAAACCCACCTTTTAATAATGTGCCGCCAGACTCTGTCTCACCAAATTTAAAAAAGGTCGGTTCATCATCTACTAAGTTTCCAGATCCATCAAGTTTTTTACTAAAAAGTGTGATGTTTTGTAATGTATTTATTTTAAACTTTGCAACCTCATCTGTGGTTGCGGTTCTACCTAATCTTTTTTCTAATGTTTTTTTAAAATCATCTTCTGTAAGATTAGAAATAGGAAATTTTGTTGTTATGCTATTTGGTTTTAAATTAACAACAATACTTTCTTCTATTTTATTTGGCCCTAAAACATAACTTGCATTATCACCAAAAGATTTATTTTGTTTTAGATTTTTATTAGCTTCGTTTATTTCTGTTTCTATTGATTTGATAATTTCATCTCTTTTAGTATAATCAACCGTTTCTTTAAAATTGTAATATATTTCTCCTTTATAAAAAAAATAATTATTTAAATCTAAAAAACTATTCTTTGTAACATTATACACTTTATCTTTTACATCTGAAAGAATGTCTCTAAACTTAGCAACATCTGAAAGAACCGCAAAGTCGCCTTTTTTAATTTGGTCTTGCATACTTGTAACAAAATTATCAGTATCTTGTATAAACTGATCTATTGTTAATTCAGGAAAGTCTTCTTCTATTAACCCTTTGGATTTATAAATTTTATAAACTTCTTTTAATGTTTGTTCTCCTATTGATGACTCAACAGTTTGTGTATTACTTGTGTTTGTCCCTGGTTGTGTACTAGTAGTTGACTGTATTTGATACGTTGTTGGTGTCATCTTAGGTGCCGTTTTGGCATAAGTTAGAAGAGTATCAGTTAAAAGACCTGTAGTTCTACCAATAAAACTTAAAGAAATATCATAATTTCCTGTTCTTTGATCAAAACTTGCATTAAACTTTGTTAGATTCAATGCGTATCTAATTGCTTTACCATAATATCCTTTTAGTGTTAAATAAAAAAGGGGATATGGTAAATTAAAAAATACAGAATAGATTGAATTTTCCCCTTGCTCAAATAAGGTTCTACCTTGAACATCTATTAAATTTATTTTTACGGTTGCATAACCAAGTCCTGATATTTCTACATTTATATCTTTAATCCCTAACGTTTGGGTGTCTTCGTAGTTACTCACACTTCTTTTATAAACGGTTTTACCGTCTCTATTTTGAGCACTTTCTGAAGTTTGATTAAACCCTTTACCTTGTCTTGCTCCTGAACCTGTTAATTGGTCGGTCCATGAAGTATCAAAAAACTTTTTTGTTTTGCTTGTTGGTGTTGGGTTACTACTTAACGGCTGTAAAAAATTAATTGTGGTGTTGTCCGCACCTCCTTTTAAAGCAGCAATACTTGAATTTATTACAGGACTATCAAAAGATGTCCCAATCGCCAATTTTGTTCTTGGTATAACTCTTGTTTCAAGATTCGCATAGAAAACCAAGTCTTCATGATCGACTAATCTATCTTTTACTTTAGAATCTACAACAATTTTGTTAGGGTCGATTAATATTATATTGTCGTAATCTGTTTCAACATAAATTGATTTTTGGTTTAAACTATCTGCCATAATAAAAAATATGTGTATCTACCGCATTTTTGTAGTCTTGTAATGCACTAATTAAAGGATATGGTATTATTAAAATTGTACCGTCTGGAATATCTGATTCTAAACCACCATAGGTTGGGTTTGCTTGTTGAATTAACCAACCAAAATATGGACTACCGTATTTTTCATAACTTATTTTATCTAACCTACTTTGACCTACTCTATACACATATTTTTGGTCTGAAGGTCTAATTCCAATATTAACATATGGAACAACTGTTTGTTGACCGTTAATAATGAATTTACTATATCTTTTATAAAAATCCATTTTAATTCATTTTTTTCTTTAAATTAAATTTATCTCCAGTAGAATCAACAGTAGACCAAACGTTTCTTAGATTTTGAGAGTCGGTATCATTTAATGTTTGTTGTTTTGAATAATCAAAAACTCTATTTTTTTGGTTTGAAAATGGTTGGTACTTACCATTTGGTAATAGGTTATTTAAGTAATTATTTTTAAAATCATCAAATTTAGATTTCATTTTATCTTTAGACCTTTTGAAGTCATTTACTAATCCTCCGTTAGTTCTTGGAACATATTTAGTAGTTGGTACTATTAGTACCTCCACTTGTTTTGTGAACCCTAAATTAGTATAAATAAAATCAACCCATGCTGGATAACTAGGGTCTGATAAATCATCTCCGACAGCGGCCTTTGCTAAATCAGTAACAAAAACATCAGGATTTTCTATAATCATAGAACCAAAAATCATAAAAAATACATTTGTTGCTGGTGGTACTTCTTCTTGCAAGTCATCTTTCAAATATAATTGTGTTTTAAAATCGTCTTTATATGTGTAAGTTTCTCCAGTAGGAACAATTCCAAATTGATCTAATTTTTGCATAAACTCATTAAGGTCATTTCCAATTTTTAAAAAATCATTATTTAACTCATCATACGTATTAGAAACACCAACACTTGATCCATCAACTCCAGTTGTACCCGATAGTTCGTATATTATTATTGATTTTTTCTTTGTTTCATAACCATCTCTTTTATTAACAACAAAATTTAACTGATCGGTTAAACCGATTAATTTAATTTCTTCAGTTATAATACTTGTTTGAGCACTTTCTAAAAAATTAATATAATTTTGTTTTAATTGATCAATTTTATCTTTTAGTTTTCTTTTAACTTTTCTTATTTGATTATTTGTAAAATTCTTTTCATTAACTTGAGCTAAAGGAGGTGTTAATAAATTATCAACATCCTCTTTAGCCCTTGTAAACAAACTATCTATTTTATTTTGGTATTCTTCAGGTTTTCCTATAATATTAGTTAATAAACTATTAGTGGTTCCACTCAAGTAGTTAAAGTATCCATCTTTATATTTTCTTGATTTAGTATATAATAACAACCCACCAATATTTAAAATATCATTTATTATAATTAAGTTAGAATTTACACTATTCAAGTATGCTTCTGCGGCACCAACAAGTTCATTCATTTTTGTCTTATATTCAATAGTACCTGTAATTGCACTTGTTTCAATATTTAAGTTAGAGCTTTTTATATTCCCTATTGTGTTTCCAGCACCTGAACCTTGTGGTTTATCTTCCGGTTTAGTTAAACCTACTTCATTTTTTATTTGATCTAAAATTTGAGAATCGAACGTAGATAACACCTCTTCAGTTACAGTCGCCCTGTCATCATACATTTCAGTATTTGCATAATAATTAAATGATAATGCGTTTTGCAATTCAGAAACAGGGTTGTTAATTCCTTGTCCACCAATAAAATTAAAATTAATTGTAACATCAGCAATCATCGGTTGTACACCAATACCTTCTGGATTAATATCAAATTTTGCATCTTCATATTTAAATGATAATTGATCTATAACTATTTTACTATGGTAAAAATCTCCAACCCTTAAAACACAAACTGGTGGTGTACCAAAAGCACTATTGAACACATCATTATATTGAAATTGTGTTTGACCACCAACTTCTACCGCCGTAGGTATAGTATCTCCAGGTCTCATACATTGATTTAAAAACGTAAGTCTAGAGTTTAGCCCTTCAGGTGTTATTGAATGGAATATTGGTTGGAAATTTTTAATTTTACTTTTAATACCGTCATACACCATTGGGTTTGATTCTTTTATCATCTCAAAGTAATTACACTCAGTAAGTAATTTTCTAAGTAGTCTTTTTGTTAGATCTTTTCTTTCTGTTGTTACTTTTTCTCTAACAACGGTTTGTACCAATTCTTCATATTCAACAGTTTGTGATGTTGCGTTATTAGTGGTATTTTCACCGGCCTTATCATCACCAATTACACCTTCTAATTTTTTAGCTTCGTCATTATTAGTTTTAATTTCTTCTTTTTTTACTTCCGCTTGTTCAACTTTAATTCCTGAAATACTTACTCTCCTACAAAGCATAGCTTGCATTGATCCTAAACCGTCCATGTTTTGATTCTGAAACTTTTTGTTACAATCTATGTTAGAGTACTTACTTGTTTTAAGTGTAGAAATTTGCCCTTCTGATTTTTTATTTATTTTTAATTGAATATCTCCATTACCGAAAGGTTTATCTAAATAATCACCAATTTTACTTTCTCCGTCAGATTTTTCAATAATTTGTTTATATACTGAATCCACTCTTCTTTCTGAGAGTTTTTTGTTTTTATCAACAGATCCATTTGAGTTAGCGGATGAAACTAAATTAAATGAAACTTTAGCTCCACTTTTTAAAACTTTTAATACGTCATCTAAAAATTGTTGGAAATCTGAATATTCTGTTTGTTGTTCATTAAATATTTCTTGAGTAACGGATGGTTTTGCAATTATCCATTCAGCTGCAGCCTCTGTGCCATTAGCAATTGACTCTTGTTTATTGGTTGGTGTTGCGTAGTTAATATAAAACCCGTCATTGACTCCAGCATATGTAACACTTTTAATATAAGGAGTAACTAATCCTTGAAGTTCGTTATAGTATGTTTCGTAAATGCTTTCACTAGTAGACCCATTACCTGATGGTATTGATTGAGGGAAAAGTAATATTATTTCTTCATTTTGACTTCCGGCGCTTTTATCATTTAATTTATTTACTATGACTTCAGTATCACTATTAACTTCAGCATCTTGATTTAAACTTTCTCCTCCTGTTGTTTCTATTTTTTCTCCAACTATGACAGGGTTTGGAATTGTTTTAGTAAATTTTTTAAGTTCAGGTATTGTTTTTAACGTTTCTACTGTTTCATATATATCTGAATAGCTAAACATTGGGTATTTTTTAAGTAGGTCAACTAAATCATATTTTAAACATCCAACAAAAAACGAATCAATTACTTTTGTGGCTAAAGATTCTTCTGTTTTTTCTAGTTCTTTATTAACTAAAACATTTAATACTGAAGGGTGATCAACAATTATTTTAAATGTAACCGTACCCTTTCTTGTTGTTTTAGAATATGTGTAAATTGGTTCAGGTCTACCTAAAAAAACGTTATCTTGCCAAGTTGTTTGTGAGTTATCGTCAAAATTTAAATCATATGGTGGGAACCACATGATTCTTCCACCGTTAGGGCCTATTTCACATGCGGGTAAATCTTCCACCCTATACCCAACTCTACTTGATGTTCTCCACGCAAGGTTTTCTATTGAGAACATGTATTTTTTTGCCCCCATTTTACCTTGAGCATTCATTTGTATATTGGTTGAATCAACCCCCCCCATTGGTGCAATATTTAAGTTATACGTGTTGTCTAAAACTGAGTTATTGTATCTTCTTATATTACCGTCTTTTTTTTGTAACTGATTAAATGAATAGTAAGGTCTATCTTTTGTAAATAATCTACAGTATTCGTACCCAACAACATTTTTAACTTCACTACCACTTGCCTGTCCTGCCGCTGTTGGTGTTAAAAATCTTCGTGCTCTAGATCCTTTTGTTATTTCTTGATACCCGTCATTAAAAACTTTTGAAATCTGATTAATGGCGTTTCCAACATGTTCTAATTTACTTGCAGATCCAACACTACCAGCGTCAACCAATCTTTGGGTTACATCTAAAATAGATCCAGGTTTTAACTCTATGTTTGAAGATTTGGTTTGGTTGAATGAATTTTCAAATCCACTTGAAAAAACTTTATCAACGGTACCAACGTCGATTGGGTTTTTTCCACTACCAGGTCCAACAAACCTACCCGGATCTAAGTAGTTCTTTTTAGCAATCCAAGTAAACCCTCCTTGTATTCCAACTTTATCGTAGAACGGTCTTGCATTAAGTCCAAAAAGTTTTTGATTTACACCATTACCTTCATAATCTTTTCCTAACCTACCGTAACCATATACCGGACCAACAACAGGATTTCCTTTATTGTCTTTTGGTAAATCTGTTATTGGACTAACTAAGTTTTTTATATAATTAGAGTTATTACCAATATAAAAATTACCGTTTGGCGCACTTAGATTAGGGCTTAAAGCAGATCCAAATTTATAGTTTGGTCGGTATTCGTTGTAAAACAACATATCGAACATGATACTTTTTACCGCACTTGATGTGTTTAACAATAAAGTTTCAGATCCGCTATCGATATTTGGTGTTAATATCTTTGTCGCTAAATTTGAAACTTGTCCAGCAACAGCACCAATAGGATTAGATAATGCTTGTGATAAGATGTTTTTTTGTGGGTAGTCAAAATATTCACCTGGTATTGTTGAATATGGTGAGTATAAACCAGACACTTTTGATACAAAACTAAGTGCTGAACCAACTAATGTTGGTAATTGTGTTATTTTAAAATCTCTTTGTATTAAAGGGATATTATTAGTTATTACACCTAAAGTACTAAACGGATCAATCGTAAGTTCGGCAGATATCCCGCCAGAATTTTGATTAACCGTTGTATTAGAAAGATTAGTTTTACCTAATGTTTGTTGAAATAACTCGAAGGCAACTCTTGCTTTAAATTCTTTTTGAAGTTGTTTTGCTGCTAATTTTGCTAAATCAGAATCTTGACTTAACGAACCTTCAGAACCATTTATCGAGTTAAGATCTTCAGTAGATAAAATACTTGCTGGAGAATAATCTGAAGGTATAAATGAAAACGTTGTGTCACTATTATAGTAAGGTTCATTTATATTTTCAAAAGCAATATCATCGATAGTTAAAACTTCGAACGAACCATCACCATTATTATATTTGTTTTTAGAATATAAAAACGTTTGCGATTGTTGAGTAGTAAGGTTAGGTGATGATGTTTCATAATTAAATTCACCTTCATTTACTCTTGTTTGAAAATTCAAGTTAGGGTCAACAGGTGTTGAACTATAACCTTCAGGATTATCTTCAGGTCCAAAAATATTTGATAAAAAAGCTATTTTACGAGACTGTTCTATCGTTCTATTAGGTAATGAAGTAACATAACTAAAAGGGCCTGAGTTTGGTTTTGTTTGTTTATTTATGTTTGGGTCAACTACGTCTCCAAAACCACCTTGTGGACCAAAAAAGTTAGAAGTATATGCGTTTACTTGTGATTGTTCTGTTGTTATTTCAGGGCCGTTTGAAACGTAATCATATTCTCCAAAATTACTACCAATTATTTTTATAGGAAATAAAACTGAATTACCATAACCATTGTTTCCGTTTTCTGGTCCATACGCATTTATTGTATATGCGTTTGTTTGTGATTGTAAACTTGTTAAATTTGGTGAAGACGCTTCATATTTAAAGGGTCCTTCATTTGCCTTTGTTTGTTTATTACTATTAATAGTTACTGTAGTAATTGCTTGACCAACATCTTTTGTAAATTGATTTTGAACTAATAATTCTTTTTCTGTTCTTTTACCAAAAATTTCTAAAAAAGAACCTTCCGATTGTCTATATGTATAATTTCCAAAATTTGTTTGTGTGCCTAAATTTTGGTTAATTTGAACTATCTCACCAAAATTACCATTTATTGGTGTATATTTATTTAGCCCTATTAATTTTGGTTCTAATATATTGGCAGTGACATCAACAGTTTCGACATCACTAACAGAATAATCAAAAATTATAATTTCTTTATTTTGTGCGGAATCATTAGAATTATAAAAACCTTCAACTCTATAAGGTTTTAAATTCCTTAAAAGTAATTTCTTTCTGAAATTTTCTGACGAATTAAATGATAATGGACTTTCCATTTATTATTTTAATTATAAATAGATTTTGTTATGGTTTTTTAACCATAAGGATGTCCTTGTTTTTCATTGTTGTTAATATTTCTGTTTCAAGTTGGTTTTTAAATGTTCGATCAGACATTAATGAGTTAGCTAAATTACCACTACTTGTTATATTAACATTTATATTTATTGTTCCTGAACCTTCAACTTTTTGAACTACGGTTTGTTCAGTTTTAGTTTCTGATTTTTGAACCGCACCCACATCTTTAAAACTGCTTTCTTTTAATTTAGGTCTTGATAATTCTTTCATTTGTAAATACGCACCTTTCATTACACCTAATTTTTCATCTAAATCAGGAGCAAAAAGTGCTTGATCGTCCTCAATAAAACTAAACATCTCACCCTTACCTGTTGATAGTCTTTTTTTACCGTCACCAAAAAAAGCATCTTGTTTATAGATTAGATTTCCAGTGGCATCCACATCGTACATTGGTTTATTTTTTTCCATTTCGGCAAGTTTTCTTAACGCGGTTTGGATAGCAATATCACTAGGGTCATTATTTGTGACTATTTCATTTGTCTTTGTGGTAGCCTGTTGCATTTGATTTATTGTGAATCCGGCACCGGCAGAAGAAACAGTTTTAGCACCTGTTTGACCTATATTTATGGCAGATACTACAGTGTTTAAAAATGTTTCCCTATCAGCAGGATCCATTCCTCTTAAAACACTTTCTTTTATTATTTTAACGTCCTTCGCTTGTTCTTCACTAACTGTTAAATTTGCCTGTGCAATGTCTTTTTCAGATTTTTTTGCTAATTCATCGTATTTTTCTATGGCTGCCTGTAATTGTGCTGGCCCCGTACTAGTTTTTAAAGTTTCACTTAAATCAGCAAAACTACCAACGCCAGGTATATCCAAAGAAATTTTACCATCAGGCCCTATTTCTGCTAACTTTGAAATTAATCCTTGTTGTTTTTCATCGAACATTTTACCTTCACCAAATAAATTACCTAACCCTGAATCAGACACTTTTTTAACGATTTCTGCCTGTTTTGCCGCTTCACGACCCATGTTCATAAACTTATCAAAATCACCTTCTTTACCAACCGCCTTTAATTGTTCGTATAGTCTTTGTTGTGCAATAGCATTAGATTCTATTTTTCCTGTGGATTCGTCAACTGAAAATGCGGATTTTGATAATTCAACTAATTCATTTTGTAATTTACCTACATCATTAGCCCCCATATTCATTAATTGAAATGGATTTTTCATGTTACTCATTGCACCACCTAACATGGACATCCCAGCAGCCGCTTCAACCGCCTTTTCAGGATCAAACGCAAATCCTCTACCTAATGAAGCGGCACCAATATCATCGATGGTTACACCTAATCTTTGTGCCTGTAATACCATTTTGGTAAGTCCTTCTACACCATTTTTAAAATTATAAGCAGCTACTTTTGTTAGTTGTTTTTGGACTTCAGTTAATGTTGTCTTAACATTTAATCCACTCCTTCTTGCATCTTCAGAAATCTTTTTTATTAGGTCCATACTTCCTTGTTGAGAAAAGGTGAGTTTCATAAATTCTCCTGTCATTTTTCCAACTTCGGTGGCAGCAATTCCCGTAGCTTTAGAGACCTCAACCATTTGTTCCACAACTTTTGCGTTTGGTTCAACAACTCTTCCTAAAGCATCTGCTAAACCTTGTATACTTTCAGTAATATCTTTCATTGACCCACCTATTTGTAGGATACCGTCATTCACACCTTTTGTTCCATAGTATATTTGATCTATTTTTGCTCTAAATTTTTCAGCACTATCGGGAGAAAGATAAACACCTGAAATTGTTCTTTGGACTTTTTTTGCAAGGGATTCCATCCCCAGTAACATTTCAAAATTGTTTTCAGGTATTAAAGATTCTTTAGCGGCATCATATAGGTTTTTTATACCTTCACTATAGAGTTTAAACCCTTCAGCAGAAAATTCACTTTCAGGTGTGGTTTGTAAAAAAAGCATAGTATTATTTTATAATAAATAGATTACTCATTTCTTTTTTCATATTCTTCTTGTAGTTTGTCCATAAAGTATCTTCTCTCAAAAGAAGGCATAGACATTAAATCTGAATAAGAAAAATTTGCAAGTTTTGTAAGATAATATAATTCGTCAAGAAGATTTTTTTTATAATTGGAAGAAAGGCCGAAAAAATTCAACCCCAAAGGACACGCTGATGGTGACCTCTTCTCCTGACGGGGCTATTACTTTTCTATCTAAATCTAATTGTGGTTCACATTCTTTTAAAAATGTTCTTAAACTTTTTGAATCTAAAATTGGCATTTGATTAACAAATGTTGCTATTGTCCCTTTATCTCTATTTCCTTCTAACTCAACAATTTGTTTTTCTAATCTTTTAGTGATAATAGGGGCAACCATACCTTTTGGGTATTGTTCAATTAATTTATCAATTTCATTTTCTTCTTCCATTGTTAAAAGTTTTAATTTAACTCTTTTTTTACTTTTAGGAAGCTCATAAAAGAAAAGACCCTCATCATCTGGTTGATTTTTTGCCGATAGATAATTTATTTCATCTAATAAAATTGTAGTATCAAATGGAATTTTAGTTACAGGATCCATTACTGAAAAATTATAATCAGAACCAAAAGCAGTATTTCTAAGGAAAATAAGTATTGCCTGAACATCTACATTAATCATTTGACCAATATTAAATCCTGGTTCATAAATTTTATTTCTTAGTAATGTTTTTATTAAACCGTCTTTAGAATTATTAGCGGACATTAAAACATTTTCATCCGCAGCGGTTAAGTATCCAACTTTTAATGATTCTTTTTTTGGTGTGTAAAATATTCCTTTTGAAGGTAATTTAACAACGTCATGTGGTAAATTAAATTGTTGTTGTCCGTATTCTAAAGCATTATCCATAGTTTTTTATTTTAAAAATAATTCTAATAAATCAATAGTAAATAAAAAACCCACCTATAAAAGATGGGTTTAAAAATAAATTATGAAAAAAATATTAGTAAACTAAAATACAACGATCAGGTTGAAGTGTAATGTCCACTTTCATAATATCAGCTGAAGTATAGTTAACTTCGTTAAATTTAGCATCTGTAATACTACATCCTTGTAGTATCCATTTTTCAACAGCAACTCCTGTTGGGTCTAACATTTCTAAATCAACGTCTTTTTTATAACCAGCAGCATAACCCATACGTCCTGTTACAGATTCTGCATGTAATCTTACCCATTCCATAACTGCCTGTGCTGCTGATGGTCCAATAGGGTCTCTTAAAGAAACTGTGATGGCCTCCCAGTTAAAACTGTTGGCAACATATGTTTGTGTGTTTAAAAATTTAATCTCTTTTGTATCTATTTTAATTGAAGGTCTAGATGCTTTTTCTACGTACCAAGAATTAATCCCCAAAGATGAAGGGAAACTTATAATAAACCTGTTGGATTTTTTAGGTTCATACTGAAAAGGCATTTTCATTAATAAATCAGCCATGTTGTTTTAGTTTTTTTGTTTTATTTATTATATAAATATTAGTTTATTATTTTTTTTCTATTTACTTCTAATTATTTTTAAAA